TCAACAGTCCAACCCATACAACAAACGGAGCATCATGAACAGAACAAACGAAAGCTGGGAGACCGCTGTGGCGGCCCATGTGGAGGCCTTGGTCGCTCTTGGTTGGCATTGGGAGGGTCGCTACTTAGCGCCTCGCTATGACGCGTCAAGAGAGGCGCTGAAGGTCCGCACTATCGGGATCACTAACTATGCAGAAACCGTATAAACGGTGCTTGACTTGCGGTTGCATAGAACACCGCAACAGTTGACACGTTGCAATCGACACATCGCAACTTGTCGATGTCTCTAGGTGTTTGTACTGTTAGGTGGTCGGCCTAGCACCTGCACTTTTTCAAACTCATGAAGCTCCAGATAAATGTCCCTTTGGATCCCTTGCGATTTCTTCATCAGCGTCTCTGCGTCAAGGCACAGAGCACTAGAAATCCCGACAACAGTTGTCTGTCTAGATAGCAAGAGGCTTGGACCCTCAAGACGCGCATTTCGTGGGGAGTTGCGTTTCTTCTTCTACTTCTTGGTCGTCATCGACCTCAAGAGAGTCAGTTTGTGAACCTTAAAACGATCAGATGTCTTCACTTCAAGCAATGCGGGGAGGTCTTCGTCTTTTTCGAGCGATCTCGCCCCAGATCAGAGCAAGTCAAATTGACATGTTATTGACAATTGCAATGAGCCCTGGCATCAGCCAGACGGAGCTAGCAATCGAATGTGATGTGACGTTGTCAGCTGTCAGTAGGGCTGTCGATGTCATGAGCATGGCTGGCCGTAGAGACGGCAAAGGGCAGGCGTTAGGCCTGATCACTGCAACACGAATGCAAGGGGATGACCGCACAATTTGCGTTCAATTGACCCCTAAAGGAATCCAGCTAATTGATCTTTACAGGCAGGTGACTTATGGCGGTGCGCTTTAGAGCAGACCGGCAGGTCTGGGTCGTGGCAATTGAAACCTCTGTAGGTCGAGAGACCAAGCATTTCTCTACAGAGGAGGAGGCCACGCGGTACGAAATGCTTCAGAGCAAGGTTTGCTTGTTGAAGCTTCACAGCATTTGCCTGGTCATGGATTGGGGAGGCAAGGCAAAGACGCAACCGGAAAGGGCGCGTCGAGCCATTGAACAGCTTGGGGTTGAACTGCATCCAGCTCAGGTCACGATGCAAATGCTTGACGCTTATGTGGCGAGGAGGAAAGCTCTAAACAAGGGCAATTCGACCATCAAAACCGAGCTGTCGGCGTTGAAGGTGATGCTGACTCGTGCTCGCCGATTGGGTTGGATTGAAATGCTTCCATTGTTTCCTGAAAACAGGACGCTTCCGCTGCCTGAGCCAAGGGATCTTGTCATTCCAGATCCTTGGTATCAGGAGCTGCTGCTGCAATTGGAATGGGCAGAGCATCGCGTTGAGACGTGCGTTGTTGTCTTTTGCCGGAGGCTTGGCTGCAGGATTGACGAGGCCTTGTCCTTGGAATGGGACCGCGTTGATCTAAAGGCAAGGACTGTTCAATTTGTAAAGACCAAGGGCTTGAACTCAAGGCGGTTGCCGTTGAACGATGAAGTGTTGGCTGTATTAACAGCACTTAAAGGACGTAACACCGCGAGTGTATTTGACAAGCCATATACAACATTTTATGCACGATATAAGGACGCTATTGAGCGCACATGTAGCAAGCTAAAGCTTGGGTCAGACGTGCAAGAACAGTGGGTAACGCATACGTTGCGTCATACTCGTATCACTGAGCTTGCTGTTAATGGTGCGTCCGCTCCTCAGATACAAGCATGGGCAGGGCATCAAAGTCTTGCTACATCGCAGAAGTACATTCACACCAGCGGTGTTAATTTGACCCATCTTGCGGACTGTTGAACGGTGTCTCACAGCTGAGATCCACAAGACAACAGTTGAACGATAAAGGGACCACATATCAACCCAAACACAGTTACAGCCTTGGTTTGAGCGTCTTAATAGTGAATCAGAGATTCTCTCTTTAGGTTGACACCGCTCAAATCACCGCTGAGAACTGGTGTCTCACCTGAGATCTCACCCAATGCACAAACAACAATCAAACGCTGTCAAGAGTCCACGTGAAGAGCAGGTGGAACTGGAGCAATGGTGTCGAAACTTAGGTGCATCTCGAATCCTGTCCAATGGCTGGGAGAAAGCAGCAGAGGGAGCGCTGATCAACAAACTGGCAGCGACTTATTTGGAACTTGTCGTTGCGGCATGGAAGAACGGCAGGTCAAAGCCCAGTAAGTCATCACATCTTTGGAACATCATCAGAAGGGAGGAAGACTTAAAACAGGTCGCCCTTGAGTCTCTTCTTTATGTCCTTGGGAATATCCATGACAGTGCTTATGGCAATGGCATGGCCAGGGTGCTTGGTAAGCGAGCTGAGTACGTCCTTTGGTTATGTCATCCCCAGTGGGGTGGAAGCAGGCACCTAGAGGGATTGAAGCTCGTTAGCGGTAGCGATCTAGGCATGGAGCTGATGACCAAGAGGCTCCGTGATCAAGGATTCAAGAAGGCTTCTTCGTATCGACCGTTTAAACCAGTTGAACGTGCTGGTTTGGGCTGGGTCTTTCTTGAGTGCATTGAACACGGCACCCGATTAATCGAGAGCTACAACGGGACAGAAGCAGGCGGCAGAAAGAAGAGAAGGATCAGAGCAACGCCATTGCTTTGGGAGTATCTCGACAACTACAAGGAAATTGTCCGCTGGTTGCGGCCCGTCAAGCTGCCGATGATGGTCCCTCCTAAGGATTGGAAGGGGCACCATGACGGCGGCTACCTGACGATTGAAACGCAGTTCACTCCTGTTCCTTACGAGGAGTTCAACAAGTGCTGGGAGAAAGCTGATCCCTGCGCTATGCAGGCAGCCAACATCCTTCAAAGTCAGTGCTTCATTTTGGACACTGAGGTGAAAGCGTTTAAGGAAGGAGTTTGGGAGTCCGGTCATGGCTTTGGGAAGATGCCAAGCAAGACACGGTTAGTTGCACCGAAGGATCAGGACTACAAGATCAAAGGGCTAGGTCCAAGTGCTTATTGGAAGGCGTTGTGGCAATACAAGTCAGACGCCAGACAGAACAGCACCCGCAGTCAGATCATCAGTGGCCTGGCGTTGACCGCACAGTTTGAGAAGACAGGACATCTGTACTTCGTCAACAAAGAGGATGCTCGTGGCCGTATTTACACCTACGGAGGACAGATTCATCCTCAAGCAGGCGATCACTGGAGAGCAATGCTTCAGATGAAAGAGATGAGCCTGATGAAGGGCAATGAAGCTGCGTTTGCTTGGTCATTAGGTGAGGCCTATGGGATTGAACGCAACGAGAAAGCACGAATGGATTTCTTATATGAAGAGAGGGGTGGGATTCGTGCAGCAGGCAATGATCCGTTAGGTCAGCTTGAGTTCCTTGATCGAGCGAAGGAACCGTTCAGATTTACTCAGCTGTGCATGGACTGGGCTTGTTTTCAAGACAACCCTTGGTACAAAACAGGCACGATTCATTGGTTGGATCAGACCTGCTCAGGCTGGGGTCATGTTGCTTGCTTGACGGGTGATGGTGAGCTGGCTCAATACACCAACATCACTGGGTCCAAGTCAGCTGATTTGTATACAGGCATTGGCTTGTTGGTTGATCGCTATATCGATTCACAGTTGAAATTTGCTGAACTTACGGATCGTCAACGCCAACACATGGAGTGGTGGGCTGAACACCCTGTGCCTAGGTCATTGAGGAAGAAGATGTTTATGCCTGTCATCTATGGACGTAGCTTCCTGTCGCTGAAACAGACAGTGAAGGAGTACCTGAGGGATGAGGTTGAAGACTTCCTGACTGAGCAAGGATTCAGGGTCACTGATCTAGCGCAGGTGTTTGCAAGTGCAGCACATCAAACGATCAAGCATGGCTTCCCTCAGGTGGGCAACTTGTCGCGATGGCTGGGCCATATTGCTGGCATTCAGATGAAGCAAGGGATCCGTCCGCATTTCTATACACCTAATGGGTTGATGGTTCAGAGCTATAGCAACGTGACTGAAGGTGAGTACCTGAAGTTGTTTGTTGCTAATAGGTCAGTGCAGATCCAACAACGTACGCAGGACAAGAGCACGTTCAACGTGCAGCGGAGCAAGAGGAAGATAGTTCCTGACTATGTGCATTCAATGGACGCTGCATATTTACAAAGGTTTGTTTGCCATTGGCATGAGACGTATGGCTACCCACTGTCAACAGTTCACGACTGCTTTGGCACGACCCTTGACCATGTTGTGACCTTACGGAAGGAGCTAAATGATCAGTGGGCCAGGTTCTATTCGGTTGACCACCTGGCCAAGCATCGGTTGGAGATGTCGATGGAGCTAGGCATTGAACTGCCACCCACGCCAGTGGTGGGAACGCTTGACAGCGAACGATTAGGGGAGAACCCTTACTTGTTTTGCTAAGTCCTTGACACCGTTCCACTTTCTCTATACGCTTACGGTGTTGGTTCAACCAACGGTCAATCTATTCACAACCATGCCACAATTTAAGACATCTGTAGGTCGTGTTGCCTGGAGCAACCTGATCGAAGCGCGTACCTCTGACTACGGAAAAAATGAGTGGACTCTGGGCCTAGTCATTGACGAAGCAGCCACTAATGAAATGCTCACACGCATGGATGATGAGCTTGAGTCATATCGAAAGAAGAATCCTCTTCACGCCAAGTTCCCACCACTTGCATCGCTAAAGAACGGCATCAAGCCAAGCGAAACCAAGGACGAAGAAGGCAACAAGACTCCTGATGAAGGCAACTTCCTTGCAGTCTTTAAGCGTCAGACCACATGGAAGAGCAAGCAAGGAGACACCAACAAGCAGACTCCTCCTCGCATCTATGACTCCGTTGGACGCATCCTCACTGATCCCATTGATGTCCCTCGTGGTAGTCGCGGCCTTGCTGTCTACGAACACGGGATCTACAACAACCCAGGCAATAAAGGCATCAGCTTGAGGCTTGTCGGCTTTCAGATTGCAGAGCTGGCCGAAGGTAGCGACGTGAAACTTGAAGCCATTGATGGCGGCACGTTCGTTGTCGAACCTGAAGAAGAAGCACTGATCTGATGCTGGAAAAGTTCAACCGCTGGAACAAACAGCGCAAGAACAAAGAGCATCGCTCAGGTCTGGAAGACAGGGTTGAAGATGCCCTGCGTGAGCAGGGTTTCAACCCTGAATATGAAAAGGAGTCTTTCTCCTACACCCTTCATCGCAAGTACAAGCCGGACTTCAAGATCGGTGACGTACACATAGAGGTGAAGGGCTGGTGGCCCTCAGACCAGAGGCAAAAGTTTCTATCTGTTGTCATCAACAACCCAGACCTGAAGATCTTTGTTGCTATCCAACGTCCACACCAGACGTTGAACAAGAAGAGCAAGACCACTTACGCCCAATGGGCAACCAAGAACGGGATTGCCTGGTGTCCCATCCCTATCCCTAAGGAGTTCTTAGAGCAATGGCTGGCAGGGCAAAGACCCACCTTCCATGTCCCCGTGAAGACTGCGAAAGCACAGACGGGGCGTGGCAATACGAAGACGGAAGCATCTACTGCTTCGTCTGTGAAAGGAGATCGGATTCAAATGGAGATCCCTGGAAGCCAATGAGTAAACACACTTCAGTAGCTGACTTGTTGAACGTGCCACGCACGGACGAAGTCACCAAGCAAGTGGCGCTGCTACCTGGCAACCCACTCGACAGCCTGCGAAAGATTGCATCTAAAACCTTTCGCTTATATGACTACGTTGCTGGTCAGTTCAAGGGATCTGATGCACAGATCGCTAACTACAGAGACAGCAACGGACTGACCACTGCTCAACACATCCGCTATGGCGACAAGCAGTTTGGTTGGCTTGGTCGTGACAAGAGCATCAAGGTCCAGCTGTTCGGTCAGCACCTAGGCAGTGAAGGGACTCTCGTTTTATGCGAAGGGGAGATCGATGCGATGTCCGTTTATCAGGTGATCAGCAAGAACAGAGCAAGCCAAAAGTTTGTCTGCGCTTCCATCCCTGACGGGGCTCAGTCAGCCCATAAAGCCTGTCAAGAACAGCTCTCTTGGATCCTTGGGTTCAAGCGTGTTGTCATCTTTATGGACAACGATGACCCAGGTAAAAAAGCAGCAGCCAAGCTTGCTGAATTGGTTGGGCCTACTGCCTGTATTGCTTCTGGCTTTGCCTACAAGGACGCGAACGAAGCGTTAGTGGCTGACGATGAAGCCGCCATCCTTGGCGCTATCAACAACGCAACCAAGCACAGGCCTGACTCCATCGTTCATGCCCCTGACCTACTGGATCAGGTGTTGAATCCTGTTGACCGCATGGGACTGCCATTCCCTTGGGAAGGGTGGAACAGATACACCGAAGGCATGAAGCCCGGTCAGCTCATCATGATTTCCGGCGGCACTGGAATTGGCAAGAGCCTCTTCACTAGATCCATCGCGCTATTCCTTGCACAGCTTGGGACCAGGGTTGCTTACCTCGGATACGAAGAGGACTGTGTCACCAGTCTTGAACGGATGCTGAGTGAAGAGATGGGTTGCAGCCCTGGCTTTCATCTTGACACCGTTGAACAGAGACAACGTCGCGATCCTGAGGACATCAAGAAAGCTTTAGACACCTTTGCTGACAACATCTTTCTTGCCGATAAGTTTGGCAGCGAAGACTTTGATGACTTTGTTGCAGCTGTTAAACACTATGTACTTGGCGAAGGCTGCCGAGTTGTAGTCCTCGACCACTTCTCTCTATTAGCTGATGGTATTTCTCTTGCTACTGACCAGCGCCGGGCTATTGACCAGTGCATTAAGAACCTCAAAACGCTCTGCGTTGAACTCAAGTTCACGATGCTTGTCGTTGCCCATCTATCAAGAACCAGCGGCTTTGGAACAGCGGCTGAGTCGGGCGGGGAACCAGGGTTGGAGTCGCTTAGGGGCTCTCACTCGCTGGCCCAAATTCCAGACCACGTGGTCATGCTTCAAAGAAACCCAAGCAGCGAAGACAAGATTGAAGCGAACACGACTAACTGTTGGTTGAAGAAGAACAGAGTCAAAGGAACGCTTGGCCTCATGTCAAAGCTGCACTACATGGACAGCTGCAGGTTTCACGAGATCAACAACTAACAGTCGGCGTTGTAGCCGGGTAGTCGGCTGGGTGGAATGTTCCCCTTAAGCCTTTGCCGATCCGGCTCATGTAAGTCCGACCCACATCGCTCATTTGATAATCAACTGATGACAACTGAACCAAAAGGTCCACTTGATAAAGACGCCCTTCACACAGTCAAGGGAGGGGCTCTGAACCTCATGTATGACGACGGGATGAAGCGATTAGAGGAAGCCGTTTGCGGCTATGAACTCCAGCTTCCATTCTCTTATGCAGAAGCATATTGGTCTGGCTGGTGTTGCGCTGTTAATGGCGTAAGAGACATTGTTCGTGATTACCAAACCAATGACACCACTGATAGTTGATTCCGACATGCTCGTTATCAGAGGCCTTCTCTCAACTGAGGTTGAGGTTGAGCTATCTGATGACGTATGGACCAGGCATAGCGAGCTACCTGACGCTCGACGCTATTACTGGGACACGATTGATGGCTGGCTACAAGAACACGACCTTCAACGGAGTGATGTAATCCATTGCTTCACTGAACGCTCTGCTTTCCGACGTGAACTAGCACCCACCTACAAGATGAATCGGAAAGGCCCAAAGCCAATCGGCTTTAAGGCTTTGAAGAATGAGCTACTCCAAGAAGAGGGGAGCTACATGTATCACCGCATTGAAGCTGATGACCTTATAGGTATCTTCGCGACAATGCTTAGTGATCAGCAGGTGATCATTGCATCAGGCGACAAAGACTTGAACCAGATAGCTGGTCATCACATTTGGATTGGTAAAGAACCTTGGGGAGTAACTGATGAAGAAGCAGACAGGTTTAGGTATGAACAGGCACTCAGTGGTGACACGGTCGACGGCATCCCAGGGTGCAAAAGCGTTGGCCCGACAGGCGCCAAGAAAATTGTTGAAACCTTTGACCTCTCGAACCCTGTGGAGTGTTGGGAAAGAGTTGTTCACACATATCGAACAAAAGGGAAAGACCCGACGCCAGGGGAAACTGCCTTATTACAGGCTCGACTGACACGCATCTTGCGATCAGGTGAGTACAACTTCAAAACACACGAGGTCTCTTTATGGAATCCCCCGACACACTGAAGCGCGTCCTTGTACAGGGTGTAAGTGATGAGGTGCTTGATGCACTTGATCGCTTATTCCCTGAGCGAACGCCAGAACTAGCTGACTCTGTCGATCAGATCAGATATTCTTCAGGACAACGGTCTGTTATTCGATTCCTTCAAGGACTCAGGGCAACTAACTGACAACATTGCAAAGATCTAATGGGCGCACCAACAAAAGAGACCCTGAGCTATTTCGACGACTTAAGGATGGGGAACCTTCCTGGTTGGGCAACGTCAAACACCAGAAAAACGAAAAACGGGGAGAGATCGCCTTCTCAATTTCAAAACGAGTTAGGGAAGCTTTCCGAAATGGAAGTGATTAGGTCGCAAAAGGCTCTTGGGTTAAAGAAAGTCAACTCCCTCAATGACATCAGGCAAATGAGGGACTGGCTAAGCGGAGAAGGTGGCGGCGGCAGCAGCGGCAAGGAAGGAGAAGAAGAGCGCGGCTTCCCTAGAGACACGGGTGAGTTTGACGACATCATCGGTGCTCTAGGTGATGACGTTGCAGCAGCTAATGCCAGAGCTGATGAGTACGCCAACAAGGCAACGCAAGACATTGCCGACAATACGGAAACTCTTAGCGATCAGTTCAACGTACGGCTTGCGGAACTAACAGCTGGATTCACTGAGCGTTATGGAGCCCTTGAGGATCTGCTTGCAACACAGCAGAACTCAATGAGTCAATTCCAAACAATGATGCAAGGCCAGATGCAGGCTGCGCAAAACAGTTACAACCAACAGATGAGCATGATGCAGAACATGCAACGGTCACGGGTGCCTGAAGCAGAAGAGAATGCTTTTAGCGCACAGATTGGTGACCAACGCGAAGATACCAGTCGTGAAAAAGAAAACAATCGCCT